GCGTGGACAGGATGGCGTTGACGTCGTTGTTGCCGGTGCCGGGGCGCAATTCCGTCTTGAGCAGGCGGATCGCGGTCGGCTCGAGCTGCGGCGGGATCAGCAGGCGCCGCGGCTTGGCATTCATGCGCTGGTTGGCGTTGTCGCGGAAGTTCGCATTGATCGCGACCTGCGCGTCGAGCAGCGAGGTCTCGTTCAGCGCCACCGCCGGAGAGGCGAGGTTCGAGAACGTGCCGCCATCGACCGGATGGTCGGTTGCGGCAAAGGCCTTGCCGTCGCCGCCGACCGCCGCGTCATAGGTGGTCGCGGTGTTGAACACGTCCGCCGACAGCACTTCCTCGAGCCGGAGGAAGGCGTTGCGCAGGCCCATCGCCGACGGGCCGAATTCGGTCTTGTAGAGGTTGTCGTCGATCGCCTTGCGGGTGATCGCGAAACCGAGACCGATTTCGTCGTGCTCCTGGTTGTAGACGTAGCGCTCGCCGGACTGGGCGTCGAAGACCGTCGGCGCGCCTTCGGACTTGATCGCCGCGATCGGCAGGAAGCGCATCGCAACATTGCGCTCCAGCGCCATGTTGGACGTGCGGGTCTTGTAGACCTTGTTCCAGACACGCGGCAGCTGGTCGTATTCGCCGGTGAAGCCCCAGAGGCCGGGGAGGAGGAGATCGCGGATGTTTGAAAGTGCGATGGGCATCTGTCATCTCCTCGCTATGCAATGCCTTCAAGCTGGCGACGAGACCAGTTGTTGGGCTGGAGGATGACGCGGTTGTAGGCCGAGGCATCGTCGGTGCCGTTCACGGCGCCGGACGTGGTCTCGTATTCGGACAGAAGCCCGTACACCCGGAACGGCAGGGTGTTGGTGGTGGCGAGGGTCGACTGATCGACCGTGGAGGTCGAGAAGCCGGTGACGGAGCTCGGCGTGCCGATCGCCACGTTCACGTTCTCGCCGATATTGGCGAAGGTGATCGCGGTATTCAGGGTCTGCGCGACGAACAGCGTCTGCGGGTCGGTGATGAGATAGGCTTCGGCGTCGGAGCCCTGCGCGGTGCCCGGCCAGTAATTGGACCAGACCACCCGGCCGACCGACGTGTTGAGGTATTTGCAGCCCCAGAAGATGCCGACAAACTGCACGGTCGAGGCGGTCGCGCGCTGGATATAGCCGGTCGACACCGGGATCACCGGGTCGCCCTGACCGATCGCGACGTTGTAGGTCGAGAGAATCTTGCGGGTTTCGAGGCCCATGGTCGGCGAGCCGCCATCCATGCGGCGCCAAGGCATGAACCCGTTCGGGGCATTGGTATTTGCCATAGCGGTTTCCCATCTATGCCGACCGAACCGCGAGCCTCGCGATCTTCGTCAGCGGAAAACCACCACGGCGCGTGGCGGTGCCTATCACTTAGGACTTGGCTAACACGGTTCGAGAAGAGTGTTCCGTATTTTGCGCGGGCGCCCCGCAGGACGCTCGCGAACGCCCCGCCGGCGGGCGAGAAGCCGCGTGTAGCGCGGCGTCACGCCAAACTCAGCCGCGATCGCTTCCCGCTTCTCCCCGGCCTCCATGGCGTCGCAGATGGCCTGCTTCTGCCATTCTTCGAGGCGCCAGGGCCGTCCCATGATGTCGTTCCCGTCACTCCGGGACCGGCATCGAGGGGATGCGCTCGTGGCTCTTGCGGAAGAACGTCTGCCGCGGTGCCGAGCCGTGGTTCGGGTCGAGCATGTTCGGATTAACGCCGTCCGGTCGGCCGGCCGCCATCTTCTGCTCTTCCACATAGCGCGCGCGCCGCGCGTCCTGCAATTCCTCGGCGCGGGCTTCCAGCGTCAATTCGAGCGGCCGATACATGAGCACCAGGCCATCGACGTTGATCTCGCCCTTGTGGCCGGCGCGCATGATGCGGCCGTCGAGATGTTTGAACGGCTCCTGGCTCGGGTCGACCGGCTCCCAGCCCTGCTCTTCCATCATGCGGCGCTGGAAAGTCTCCGGCTTGCCGAGCACGGTGTCGATGTTCCACTGGAAGTCCATGCCTTCCGGGATCCAGTCCGGCGGGATGTGATAGCGGCTCTGGCTGCCGACATTCTTGCGGGTCCGGACCTTGGCGCGGACCGGCTCGCGCGCGGGCTCGGCCTCCTGGGTTTCGGTGCGGACCGGGGTGCGGGCGGTGCGGGGTGCCATGTCGGTGCTCCTCAGCGGGTCGTGGCGTAGCGCTCGGGATCGGTCTGCTTGCGCTGCTGGAGCAATTGCTTGTTGCGCGCGTAGACCGTTTCCGACTGGCCGAGATTGCGCGCCATCTGGCGCTCTTCCGGGGTGAGTTGGACCTGGCTCGGCTTGAGCGGGCGGCCGGAGTGTGACGGAGCGTCGCGAGTGACGGGTGCGGTCACGGAGGGGGACCTTTCGCTGGTGTCGGAGCGGCCCGACGACTTGTCGAAGCCCATGAACTTGTCGACGTACTTGAAATAGCCGTCGGTGCCGCGGTCGTGGCCGGCCCGAAGCGCGCGATTATGGGCGACGGTCAATTCGGCATGAGCCGATGAGCCCTGCACCAGCGTTTCGGGGTGCTTTTTCAGCCATTCCTTTTCGGCCGGCAGCAATTGCGGATCGCGCTCGATTGCCGAGATGACGTCGCCGCCCCGCTCATCGGTCGCTGGGCGCTTCGGCGCCGTATCGAAATTCGCGATCGCGCCCTCGAAATGCAGGATTTGCGCAGCGGCGCGGCCGATCTTGCTCTGCGCCTTGGCCATCGCGTCCGGGTCGCCGGCTTCGTAGGCTGACTTGTATTCGGCTTCGGCCGTCGCCTGATCCTGCTGCGCCTTTTCGAGCGAGGAGGTCAGCAATTCCTTCTCGGTGTCGGTGTTGGACGCGCGCAGACGCTCCGCTTCCTCGCGCGCGACCGCCGCTTCGCGCACGGCGCGATCGCGGGCCTCGTTCGCGGCGCGCAGCTGCTCGGAAAGGTCGGGCGCGCCGGCACCGTCATCGGGCTCGGGCCGCTCCTCCTCGCGCTCTTCGGTGCGGGCGGACACATCCTCCCCGCTCGCGGCCGGCTCCAGTTCGACCAGAACCGGCTCTTCCAGCGGGATACGGGCCAGTTCGGCCTCGTCCTTGATCGGCTTCAGCTTGGACATGGGTGCCTCACTGGCGGTGCGTGATGGTGTCGGGATCGGAGACCTTCGCCTGGATCAGCGAGTCCTCGAACAGCCGGCAATCGACGCCGTTGACCTGCAGCCGCTTGCCCTCGCCCGGCGAGAACGTGACCCAGTCGCCTTCCTTGCAGGAGAAGCCCGCGAAATTGATGTTCTGCGCGGCGTCGTCCTGAAACGCGAGCGGCCCGACCTTGAGCACGTAGCCCACCGCGCCCTGATACAGGTCCTCCTTCACCGACTTGTCGGTCAGGTAAATGCCGCTCTTGGTCTTGCGCGAGCGGATGAAGGGCCACACCAGCACGCGGGCGCCGGCGAGCTCGAAGCCGGACAGGTCGCCGATCGCCTTGAGCATTTCGGCTTTCGGGTTGTCACTGTCAGCGATGTCGTAAATGGCCGCAGCAGGCATACGCGGTTATCTCCGGGTTTGAAGGTCGGACAGGGTTTGTGGGATCAGCGAGAAGCGGACCTGCTTGAAGGCCTCGATCATCCCGCAGGCTTGCTGGTACTGGTCGTAGGGCAGGCCGGCGGCGAGGCCATTGATTGCGTCGGCGATGATCTTGTCGAGGTCCTCGGTGAGCTTCGCGGCGAGGTCGGTGTCGAGAACGCTCATGCGCCGATCGGCCCCTCGTCCGTATCGATCACCTGATCGTTGTGGAGCGTGGCCTGGGCGAGGAATGTCGCCGCATACATCAATCGGCCGACCGCACGATCAACATCCGAGAGGCAGGACGCGACATAGGGGTTTCCCGCACGGTCGCGGCCGACGATCACCACGTCGGTGATCCCCTGATCGATCGCCTTTTGAAGCAATTCCTCGGCCGGCAGAACGCCCAGCAGATCCCGGCGCTCCACACCCGGCAAAACATGAATTTCCGCCATCAATGCCTCGTCGGACGCGACGGCACCGCATCGACCGTGACGTTCACCCACTGGCCGCCGCGCACCGGGAATTCGTCCGGAACCTTCGCGACCACGTAGCAGGCCATTGCCGGGTCGGAGGTCTCCTCCCCGTCCACGTCCAGCATGGTGTCGATCTTGGCGTCGCAGCGGTCGAAATGGACAAGGCCGATCTTGAGATCGACCGCGAGAATGGTCAGGACCGTCACGCCTTCTTGCCGTAGGCCTTGGTCTTGGCGAGGCGGCCGACGCCGGACGCGGCGCCGCCATGCTTGATGCTCGGATACTTGTGCGCCGATCCGGTCTCGTTGCGGGCGGATTTCGAGGCCTTCATGGACTCGCCGACGTATTTTGGCTGTTTCATTTCGCATATCCCGGGAATTTGCCGGTATAGGCCGGCGAGTTGACGGGGACGCAGCGGCGCGGCTCGCCTTGCAGCGGGCCGAGTTGAACCGAGGCATCGACCTTCGGAGCCTTGGCCGAGGCCGGGCCGTCGTTGCCGTAGAGCTTTTCGGGGCGCTTCATGCTGTCGGCAAAGCGCCGGCCGCGCGCGGACTCGTCGGTATATTTCGGCATCACTTCCCACCTTTCGGTTTCGGTCTCGCCTTCACGGCGTCGATACGCGCCTTGTTGTTCGCCTCCGCGG